TACAATCACCCTACAGCATTGGTCAGAGTATACTGGAGAGACAAAGACATCTACATTGAGCCAGTCATCTATGAGAGCTACTTGACCACTACTGACCTGATAGCTAGAATGGATCAACTAGGCATTGAGAAGAGCATCAACATCTTAGCTGACTACTCTAGGCCTGAGACCATAGCTGAAATTGACAGAGCTGGCTACTACATTGAGAATGCCAACAAGGTAGTCAAGCAAGGGATAGATAACATTAAGACCTTTGGCATTTTCTGTGAAGACCATCCAGCAATCAAGAAGGAGTATGAGAACTACAAGTGGAAGAAGATAGGTGACCAAATCACAGATGAACCAGTCAAGCTGTGGGATGATGCTATGGATGCCATTAGGTATGCGGCAACCTACATCAAGAAGGAGTACTTTACCGATGACAGCTATTTATCCTTCTAATTGAAAACAGATAAAAAGACAATATAGGTATGGCAACTACTATAATCGCACAGCCTCAGGATTTCACTCCAGCTTACAATGAGTGCAAGTTTATCATTGACTCAACTAACAAGAATAAGTCAGGTTTCAGATACATCTTTGAGGTGTTTGACTCAGTCACATTAGATAGAATTGGCTACTACAAGGCACTGCCTACTTATGGCACTGGTTATGGTGAGCAAGATTTGAGCAAGCTACTAAGCAACTCAGTGAGCTTTGACTTCAATCCTTCAGTCACTACCTTCTATGATGCTGAGCATAGNTACTTTGGCTATGATGTTGTCTTTGGTGANGAGTANATCTTTGACATGGACTACACTGCATCACTTACTGACAATGCTGGCAATGTTCGCATCACAGCAACGCATCCATTTGTAGTNGGTGATCAAGTGAACATAGTACAAGGTGCTGGTGGAGCAGCTGCTAATCCTGGTGTTGAGGGACTTCACACTGTGATAGCTATAACTAGCACAACTGACTTCACAATCAATGCACTATGGTCAGGTGTCACAGATGCTACCATCAATGGAGTAGTAGACTATGCTGATAAGAGAAAGACTATTGACTTAGACATAATCTCTAGCTTAGATAAATTTGTGTTCAATGGTGTATACTCATGGCTAGAATTCCCTTATTGGGATGAGGCAGAGTATGAGCTTGATGGTGTTACTAAGGAATGGCTAACAGACCAACCTACTTCATTCAGTTGCACACCTGGTCAAGATTTATGGCTTAACATGAGAGGCTTTGGTGTTGCACCAGGTGGGAAGGTATACTTTGAGAATGATAATGGAGATATTTTCTCTAAGGTAGTAGCTGGCACTGAGACTATCAAAGGTGTGGCAGTTGGTGCTAACAACTATGGCTCATTGACAGTAGTAAGTGGCACAGCTCCATTGGTGAAGAATGACACTACAAGCTATGAATTCTGGTATGTTGATGGCAATGTGCCAGTGCAGAATTCAATCAAGTATAAAATAAACATAGACAGACGTATGCTTATCTCTGAGAGCCATATTGTGTTCTTGGATAGATTAGGCTCATGGAGTAGCTTTGCATTTCAGTTAAAGGCTTATGAAAGAGGCACCATCAATAGACAGACTTACAATCAAGATGTACCTGGTGCAGTGGTTGACAGCCAATGGCAGTATAAAAGTTATGAACAAGGCACAGTTAACATCAACACTGAGGTGTCTAAGCTCTATGACTTATCAACTAACTTTATGACTGAAGCTGAGGGAGAGTACTTCCAGCAGTTACTAACATCACCACAGACATACATTAAGAATGTACTTTACCACATCACAGAAGATGGAGCTGTACTTTTTGATGAAAATGGCTGTGTCATTCACGTGCCTGAGAGCACAGAGTATGTGAGTTGTAATGTCACTACTAACACCTTTGAAGTGTTCAAGCAACGCAACAATAATTTAATCAAGCAATCTGTTCAAGTAAGGATAGGTAACAATGACACAATCAATGGTTAAGATAGTTCTATCAACTGGTGTGCTAGATGTTGCTGAGACATTAGCTCTACCTATCACTTTCAGTATTGGTGACATTAGAGATTTATCCTCACGTAAGGGTACATTCTCAAAGACTGTGACTCTAGCTGGTACTAAGAACAACAATGAGCTACTAGGCCACTACTACGATGTTAACATACAAGCTGGCACATTCAACATCAACACACTAACTAAGTGTCAAGTCATACAGAATGGTGTGCCTATCTTAGATGATGCACTATTGCAATTGGTCAGTGTTAACAAGGTACAGAGTAACACAAGATTTGAGGATGAGGTAAGCTATGAGGTACTAATCAAAGACAGTAGAGCTGAGTTCTTCACAGCTATTACAAATGCTAACTTGACTGACTTAGACTTCTCAGACTTAGACCATACATTCAGCTCTACAGATATTGCATCCTCCTTCAGTCACACTGTAGCAGATGGCTATAAGTATGTGATGCCATACATTCAGAGCAATGACTACAATGCTAATGACTTCAAGCCAGCAATCTATGCTAAGACTTATTTTGATAGAATCTTTGCTGTAGCTGGATTCACATACACTTGGGATGATATAGTTTCAGCTAACTTTGACAAGTTGTTGATTCCTTACAATGGAGATACTAATGACCAAGATTATGCTGACTTCTTAGTAGAAGCTACAAACACCTGGACTACTAGTTATGTGCAACCTACTGGAGTTAACAACACATTTCAGGAGGCAATTGACTCAGGATGGACTGAGGTAATAGATGCACAGAATATCTATGACCCTACAGTAGGGGAGTATGACACACCATTCAGCACAAATGCTGTAGCTGGTGAACACTATATCTATACTTTAAACATTGGTGGCTCAATAACATTGGATAATAATAGTGGAGGTGATGCTGAGCTTGCTAACTTAGTAAGTGGTACAGTTGACGCAAATAGATATAGAGTCTTTGCAAAGGTTATAGTTCAAGGTAGTGGTAACGCTACTGTCTATGGCTCAAGTGCTCTAGTTGTTTATCCAGTTGCAACACCACTACCAAATGGTAACACTACTATTCTTAATTTCTCAGACACATTGTCAATCCCAGTTATTGGAGATGGAACTGGAGTAAATAGTGGAATTGATGCAAATGACATACAAATCCTTGACATAGGAGTAGAAGTTGTCAGTTCTCAAAATGGAGTAGTTCAAGGGACTGGCTTAGGTACTAATTATTGGATAGCAAGTGGTGGAGGTTTCACATTTGTAGACGTTAACGTAGTCCTTGACTTAACATCAATCAACTTGTCAATCTTACCTAGTGCTAACATTCAAGTCACTGGAACTACACTTAACATCAACCAATATGTGCCAGTTGAGATAAAGCAGTCTGACTTTGTTAAGTCTATCTTTCAGATGTACAACTTGTATGTTGAGCAAGATATAAACAACCAAAACAATCTTATCTTAAGACATAGGGATGAATACTATGACTCAGGAGCTGAGAAGGATTGGAGCAGAAAGTTAGCTAAGGATAAGGAGCAAGAACTTATATTTTTACCTGACCTTAGTAACAAGAAGCTCAAGCTAACTTATGCACCTGATGAGGATGACTTCAATACAATGTACACACAAGCGACAGCTGAGATATATGGTCAGATAGAGTACACATTTGACAATGAGTATGTGAAGGATGTTGCTACACAAGAATTAATATTCTCACCTACACCAGTATTCTTAACTTCATTTGGAGCTTATGTACCAGCTATAATTGGCTCAGCTCCTAACACTAACATACGCATCTTGTATGATGGTGGGGAGCAGTCATGCCAGCCATTTGACATCTTAGACTTTGGCACTACTGGAGAATTTGGATTAACAAGCTATCCCATGCTAGGTCACTTTGACAATGCGTTAACACCTAGCTTTGACATCAATTTTGGCACAAATGACTTCTACTTCTATGAGCCATTGTCATTGACAGCTAACAACCTTTACAACTTGTATTGGAGACGTACAGTCAATCAAATTAACGTTGGTAAAATGCTGATTGCTTATTTTGACTTAAGAGAGGTAGACATTCAGGCATTGAAGCTCAATGATAAGATTTACATAGATAACTCTTGGTGGAACATCAACAAGATATCTGACTACAATGGCAACCAAAGACAACTCACTAAGGTAGAGCTAATCAGCATTGACACTGAGATAGACTTAGCACCATTTAAGACTGGCTTAGGCAGACCATTTGGTGATGTTATGGTAGGTGTCGGAGTAGATGCCTTGTTGACTAGAGCTACCTTCAACAACAATGTGATACTACCAGGTGCAAATGCTCTAGTTTTTGGTAAGGGTAATGTGGTCACAGCTGGCACTAAGGGATTGATAGTTGGTGATGGTCAGACCTTGACTGAGGATGGCATGGTGGTGAACAACCTAACTGTAACTGGCACAATCAATGGTGATGTGGTGGTAGCTTATAAGAAGTACATAGCTACAATCAGTCAGGCAGGAGTAGCTGACCCTACAGTCACAGTGCTTGAGAACACAATCGGTGATATTGTGTGGACACGTTTTGCAGTTGGTAGCTATTTAGGTACTTTAACAGGAGCGTTCCCTGACCAAGATAAAACATATTTAATAGTAGGTAAGTCAAATCAAAACTTCTTTGATTTATATAGAGCAAATTCAGATGAATTATATTTGTTATCCTCTGACCCATTAAATGTACTAAGTGATAATTTACTTGTAAGCACAACAATAGAAATAAGAACATACTGATATGAATGAAGTTGAGATACCATTAAAGATAACAGGCATTGGTGCCATTAAGGCAGAGTTAAGAGAGTTAAAAGGTGCTATTGCAGACGCAACAGATCCTGAGTCAATTGCCAAGTTATCACAGAGAGCTGGAGAGCTGAAGGACAAGTTATCAGATGCTAATGAGGCTGTGAATAACTTTGCAACTGGCTCTAAATTTGAGCAAGTCAGCAACTCATTAGGTGGTATCAAGGACTCATTGCTTAGCCTTGACTTTGCTGAGGCACAACAGAAGGCTCAGGTTTTTGCTAGTGCATTAGGTAACGTCAATCCAAAAGAGATAGCGGCTGGATTCAAGGCCTTCACTGGTGTCATTAAGACAATGGGTGGAGCATTTGTTAAGTTAGGAATTCAAATCCTAGCGAATCCTATCTTCTTACTAGTGGCTGTTATTGTGGCTATAGTTGCCGCAGTTGTAATGGTACTCAAATACTTTGGTGTACTTGATGTTGTACTTAAGGCATTAATGGCTCCTATCAACATGATCATTGATGGATTCAAGATGATTACAGATGCACTAGGATTCACGAGCTTTGCAGCTGAAGAGAATGCTGAGGTAGTTAAGAAGACTGAAGAGGCTAAGAGAGAGCAAATGAATGAATCTCTAGCTAACAGAAAGAAAGTAGCTGAGATGACTGCTACAATGAGCAGAGAAGAGATAGCAATGATGGAAGAGTTAACTGGTGTACAGATTGACACTAGTAAGTCATCATTTGACATAGAGAATCAAAGACTACAGAACAACCAAGATTCACTTGACGCACAGCTCCAATCATTGCAAGATATTGAGGATGCTGGTGGTGAGCTTACAGATGAGCAGATTAAAGACAGAGAGAAGCTCAAAGAAGAGTATAAGAAGAACAATCAAGCAATTGAGGAGAACGAGAGAGCTAGAGCTAAGGCTATCATAGAAATCAATCAAAGACAGAATGACTTACTTATCAAGTCAAGAATGCGATTGATGACAGATGAGAATGAAAGAGCAAAAGCACAACTTAAATTAGACCAGGAGAAAGAGATAAAAGAGCTTAACATTTTAATTAGAAACGCCAAGTTATTAGGTCAATCAACTAAGGGATTTGAAGAGGCTAAGGTCAACACTAAGGCATTCTATGCTGGTGAAGCTACTAAGATAGATACTAGAGTTGCCGATGAGACTAAGAAGGCCGCTGATAAAGAACGCAAGGAGAATTCTGATAGACAAAAGGCTAACTATGAGAGCTATGTCAAGTCACTTGAGCAGAAATTAAAGGCTACTAAAGACTCAAACAAGGTGCTAATCTTGGCTACTGAGGAAGGCACTCAAGCTAGAGTTACAGCTGAGGTGAAAGCATTGCAGACTGAGGTAGACTACATGGCTAAGAATGCTAAGGCATTTAAACTTAGTCAAGATCAGTTGACAATCATTAGGTCTGAGACACTTAAGCAACAAGAGAAATTGCAAGAGGATTTTAATAAGAAGGTAACCGATGCAACAAATAAAGAGAATCTAGCTAAGGCACAGAATGACTTAATCAATGCTACCACAGATGAGGCTAAATTTGAGGCTAAGGCAAAACTACTAGAAGCTGATGCTAAGGTAAGACTACAGAATGAAGGACTAACAGCATCTGAGATAAAGAATATTAATGACCAGTTAGCAGTTGACTTAGGAGCAGTTGAGAAATCTAAGACTGATTTGATTTTTGAGAATACAAAGAAATTGATTGAGTCTGAAAAATTCAGAGTTGAGACAGCACTATCATTAGCATCCTTTGAACTTGAGAGATTTAAAGGCAACAAGGATGAGGAGATAAGATTGACCAATGATTTTTTACTAAAACAGTTGGCTGTACTAGATGCACAGAAATTAGCTGAACTTAACAACTTGAATCTATCAGAGACTGAGAAAGAGGCTATAAGAGAGAAGTTCAGACAAGCTAAAATTACAGCGGAAGAGGCAACAGCTAAGAAAATTGAAGAGATAGAAGCTGAGGCTCAAGCTAAGACCTTGAAGAACATCAATGAGGGATTTGACACTACTAAGCAAGCACTATCAGCTATCTCAAGCATTCAAGAAATTACTACTAGGAATAAATTAAAAGGTGTTGAGAAAGGTAGCAAGCAAGAAGAGGCTATCCTTAAGCAACAGTTTGACCAACAAAAGAAAATGAATCTAGCAATGGCGGCTATCAATGGAGCTCAAGCTATCTTAGCAATCTTATCAGTTCCTGACTTCACTTTAGGTATTGCATCAGGTATAAGAATAGCCGCATCTATAGCCGCAACTGCCGCATCTATCTCAGCAATCTCTTCTACATCATTTGAGGGAGGTGGTAGTGCTCCAAGTCCAGTAAGCGGTGGAACTCCTCCATCTAGCACTGGACAGATGGCTACTCCTAACCTATTTGGTAATAGTAACAACGCTAACAATGTAGGAGGAGGTAATCAAAATGACCAATCAACACCTAATTTCACAGTCACAGCTGTAGTGAGTGAGACTGAGATGACAAACACACAGAATAGAGTTAATCGAATCAAAAGAAACGCAGAATTATGACAAGTTATCAAGCACTAATCAATCACATTGAGGCATTCTATAATGATCACCTACAAGTTAAGAAGGTAGGTAGTGACTTCAATGAGCAACTTCCTAACTTTGCCAC